ACCCCTCACGGCGGGTATTCTGATGACTATTCCATGTCTCAAAAGAAACCCCTTTAGGAGGCTCCGAAGAGATGGGCAGGTAGGCGTCTTTGATTGTGTTAATCGCCAACTCGAATTCGGGAGCTTTGATAAGCTGTGAAAACACAGTCACCAAAGCCTCGTTCGATCTAAAATCGAGGATCGTCATTATTGGCGAGACCTATTTTTAGATGCCGACATAACCCGAAGGTTGGAACGGCGGTTATTGCTGGTTCGGTGATCTTTATGATCAACATCCTTTCCGTCGCCCTTTCGGACTCGGCCTGCTTTTTCCATCTTTGCACGAGCAGCATTGCGCTCGGCTCGACGTTTGATTTGTTCGGGCTTACCGTGGTAATCCCTATACTCCTTGGCGTAGTCTCTGACTCTTGGCATAAATTATCGCATGGACTTGTTTCCGTGGCATTTCCACTTCTTGCGAGAAAGGCTGTTGGGGGAGTTGGGGTCTTTTCTCCAATCTCCTTTGATCTTGTTGGATCGAGCGCAATAGGCATCGCCCTTTTTAGTTCCTGGGCGAATGCGATCACCGCCATCTTTAGCTTTTCCAGCCTGTCCGTAGTGAACGGTTCTAGTACGTCCTGTTGTGGCGTTCTTTATGACTTTAGTGAATCGCTTTTTAATGGTGGTCATATATGTGGTTATTACTATTCCTGATCGGGTTGAGCCATCGGGACGGTCGTAGGTACTGCCGGCATACCGGCGGCTTTAACTTTAGCGGCGGTTTCAGCATCTCGCAGAGCGAGCTTCTGAGAAACTTCGGCTTGCTTCAAAGCCATCTCCTGCTGATGACGTTGTGCTTCCATCTGCATCTTGGCTTGGCTTTCCAAAATCTGCTGTTTCAGTTTTGGCGACATCGCATCGGCTTCCGCGGCCTTCTGCTGAAGCATCTTTATCTGAGCCTGTTGTTGCTCTGCATTACGTTGAGCCTGTGCCTGCTGGGCTTTCTGAGCGTTGATCTGCTGGGCTTGTAGCTGATCTTGCAAACGCTTTGCAGTTGCATTGAGTTGCTGAAGTCGCTGGCGCATCAAACCTACCTGCTGTCCTCGTAGCTTGTCTTGCCCTAGTCTCTGAACGTGTTGTGCTGTATGCGGCAAAAATGCTTCCATCGCCATAAGGGAAGCCTTGGGATCTGCTTGACCCTGCCCTAGGGCTTGATCGAGTTCGTCAAGGGCCTGCAAGTGACGACCGGCATGAATAAAGTCATCTTCACCAGGAGATACGGGAATGGTGGTTCCGTGGCTCATGGTGGCGTTTTCCAGAATAGCAATCTTATCGTCAATAGGGGGACGAAGAGGTTGATCAATAGGTTTGGCGTACCGATTAACCGCTTCTTGACCTACAAGTGCGGCAATGTTGTCTCGTAGAAGATGTGCCTGACCTTCCTGATCGAGAGCACCATACATGGACATCATCTGGGAAAGCACCTGACTACGCATGGCGGGGCTCCCGTTACCGACGGCACGGACAGGCCAAACAGCAGTAACGTGGTAGATAGCCTCGGCAGGAACACCGCGCTCCATGCAACGCTTCTTAAACGCTACCGCTTCCTTGCCACCCGGCTCGAAAGGAGAAGAGTCCCTGCGGCTGAGTCTACGAAAAACCTCCCAAAGAAGACGCTTCCAAGGATGGTAGAACAGGTTGATGGATGCACTGGTAAGAGTTGCTTCTTGTTGAAGTTGGGCGCGGACTTCAAAAGCGGTGCGAGCTTGTCCTTCGGGAGTAATGGCACGGCTCTGAAACCCGATCGTATTGTTCTGAAGAGTCTGCGTCATGTCTGCCAATACCGGCATCATGTTGGCGCGGAAATCAGGAACCGCTTTTTCAACGATTTTAAGGCCGGCAGGGAAAAGGGCGTAAGGCCCAAAGTAGTTCAGCGTCAGATCCTCTAGGGAACGAGTGCTGGCATCACTGGGCTGGACGATGAGTGCGGAAGACAGAAGAGCCCCATCACTCATGCCACACCGCATACGATTGATGAGCTGGATGTGAGGGTAAATCTTGTACCCAAGTCCTCGAATTCCGTGGTAGCAACCATTTCCAATTCCGTAGGTGAAAGTAACAAAGCAACGAGTTGGGGCATCAAAACGCTCGAACTTCTCGTACAAGAACTGCTCGTTTGCCTCACCGAATCCGGTGTCTGCCGGAAGCGGGTCTTTAAGGAAAATCATGTGAGAGACTTTGCCTGAAAACTCTTGAACCCACATATGGACAACCTTGACCCTCTTGGCCTTGGAATTGCCATAGAGTAGATCGTTGTTCTTGAGTTCGATTTCGAGTTTTTCCCAGTCAGCAAGATATGGGGTAGGAGTGGCGAGGCAGGCGTGCATAAGTGCCTGCTTTACCATATCTACATTCCATCCTAGTTCCTCGGCTACTTCAGGATTTCGGATAAAAGCATAAAGCTGATGGGCTAGGTATTCACGCTCCACGGTTGCAACTTCAATCTCAGCCTCGCTGGCTTTTGTTCCGCGGGGCATCTTGAACTCATTGAGTCCGGTTACACGATAACGCCAGTCGGTCTCATCCTCGAAGTAAGCAACTCCCACTCCATGTGAAACAAACTGGTCTGAAAGAAGCTGATGGTTGAACTCAAACTCCGTCCAGTTCATCAGCGTATGATGGAACTCTTCGGCGATAATCCCTTCCCATTCGACCCGCTGTTCATCCGTTCCGTAGTCAACATGAACCGAGGCTAGGCGAGGAACACTCGAAGTCAGATCGTAATACTGAGCTAAAGCCTGATCTTTGACTGCGGCGGCAATTCCGAAATCAATGTTGGTTCTTTCTGATTGTCCGATTTCGACTAGGTCATCGGGATTGAAAGGAGGGGCACCTCCAAACATGGCATCCACCAAAGAACGGTTTTTTGAGCTACCAAGATCGCTTGTCCAAATGGTGTCGTAGATGCTACGAGCCGCATCTACATCAGCAACTCTACGTTCAGGAACTTCTCCTGTTACTGGATCGAGTCCAGCAATATCTAAAGGGGCAGTCGAGATCTCCATTACTTTGATTTCTTAGAGGGCTTGGCTGATTTGTTCTCCAAAAGATCGATAAGAGACTCGTCCTTACACCCATGCACAACGGCAATAGCGTCGGTAACATACTTGGGTGGGTGATTGGGATCCATAGCCGTGCAGGCGATCATTCCGTCGGAAGTGCGAACGTATTCCTTGCTCTTCCAGTTGTTGATCATCTGCTTGCTGTTGTGGATACAACCCTTCATTTCCCAGCGCAGATAGATATCCCAAGGCTGTGCTTCCTTATGAGTATGAATCGAATCAAATAGCTGTGAGGCACGAACAAAATTTGCAGGGTAGATTCCACTTCCATTCATATGTTGTCCGTCCTTCCTAATGAACTCTTTGGTATCCGGCTTCCTTACGATGGAATCTTCTACGACGCCCATAAAGGGTTTCTGTGCCAGGTTGTACTCAGTCTGGAGATCGTCCAGCCAAGAAGACTTCATGGGTACGTTGTCGGCTTCAAACCAATAAAAAGGGAGACGGTTTCCTCTCGCGTAGACATACCCCGCGGTTTTCTTGAACATGAAATTTGCGGAAGAAGGCCAACCCAGCTCATGATCCTGATCAAGGACGTAAATTCCAGCAGAAGCAAAAGTTCCTTTAAGGATGTTCTGGATTTCTTCAGCTACGCTTTTCTGGTTGAGTGGGCAAGAAACCAATAAATGATGGTTAGCTCCGCCTCCTAGGGTAGAAATCCAGTTTGCTAGTCGTAAAGCCAACCCAGAATCGATTCGGCTAATGGGAAGAATGAGAAGCATGAATAAAGAGGTTAAGCGGTTATTACTTTTTAGTCAAACGCTGGATGAGTGTTGGACGATAAAAGTTTATAGGTCTGCGAACTCCATTATTTCCGACTACGCTGACCTGTATCTTTTCCATCTTTCCTTCCTCTACCAGCTTGTTGAGGCGATTGTTCATCGTAGACTGAGGAAGATCTGCCTCAGCTTTGAGATCGTATAAGCTCTTCCAACCCTGCTCTCTGTAGGTATCTACAGAAGCCGTTATTAGTTCTGTTTTTATAGCATCCCATGCAGATGCTAGGAGGTCATGCTCGGGTGGATTCACTTTCTTCTGGGTCATAAGTCAATAGTTGCGTGGATGGAAGACCTCCATCTGGAGTGGCGTCCCAATCCAGAATGGCAATGCCAGGTCGGCAAATTGAGTCTCCGACTACTTTGTGTCCGTATCTGGTAAGAAGTTGCCACGCTGGCGTGACTAGGAACAGCGCGTGTCCATCCGAGTAATATCCTCCTGTGTGGCGATGACCTCGTAGATACACCCTAGGGACACGCTGGCCTACCCTAGCGTAGTTCAGTCTGGCGTTGCCCATCGTAATCGACATGGCTCCGGCCTCAAGGTAAGCACGACCTGCGGTGGGCATATGATGAGCTACGTCAAGAAGTGTTCCGTTAATCTCAATAAGTCCCTTGTCTCCACACCACTCACCGCCAAGTTCTTTGCAGATGACTTTCTCGAAGTCTCCCACATGGCACTCAGTACCAGCGGTAAAATAAGTCTTGAAACAAGACTCCACAAGAGGGCGCAAACATTCGGTTGCGGCGGCGGCATGATCAATGTTCTTTGCCACTACAATCTCGGTAGTCCCATGATGCCGGCCTTCGATACAATCTCCGTTGACGATTACGACAAACGGCCTGCCCTTAAAGTGATTTACAGCTTTATTGACCGCATCAAGCCAGCACTTCCAAAGCCATTGCTGATGAAGATTGTTACCCAGCTTAATCTGATTTCCGGTCTCAGTTTCAAAACCATCAGGCCATAGCCCCACGGAAGAACCGCAGTGAAGATCGGAAACAACGACGGCTCCTCCGATCCTAGGATTTACTGGCGGCAGTTTAACTGCTTTGGTTTTCTTTGCCATGAGAGTCGCAGGGAATATGGATGTAATAACCTTTTATGCAAGTATTACTTTTCTAAATCAGAAAGTTTTTTCCACCAGTGATCAAGTGAAACATCCCTTGCCAGCCACCCAGCAAGGAACTTTCGGTCTACCGGATTCTTATACGCAATTCTCCGATATCGTGCGTCTGCGGCTGACTCTATGTCCTCGGCTAGGCGATAAGGGTTTACTTGATTGGCGGATCCTAGGGTATCGGGGCCAAGTTTTCCATCGATGGTGATTGTAGTTTGAGCCTCTATAGCTTCTTGAAGGAGCCTAACTGAATTGCCTAGCCCCATGTTGACAGCAAAGTTTGCGGCTACTTCACAAACGGGAAACTGCAAAGAAGAGAGAAAGTTCCAAGCATCTTTCAAATACGCCTGGACAACGTCTTCCGCCGTCCAGCTATCGAAAGGAAACGTCGGATGGCTGGCTTCATCAATGCCGCAAACAGTCCTTCCTCCACTATCACCTGGCACATTTTCAATCCGAATAGTCACACCATCCGACTCGTAAGCACACTCCCACCCTAGGACAAAACCTAGCCACTTAACAAACCTAGGAGACTGCCCTTCTGCGGCGTAATTCAAGATCTCTTGGATTGTCATAATTTTGAGGGGAGCGATGAAGTTTCTTGAGCCGGAGTTGCTTCAACACCCTTTTGAACAATCTTGCTACCTCTATTGATAGTGAACCATCCGGCCAAAACAGCACCAATCGCAGTAGGATTAAAGGGATTCTTGGGGTCGTGGTAATGCGACCAAAGTGTAAAAACCACGACGGAGACAATGCACAGCCCTAGGATGAAATCGTGAAACCAAAAAGGAGGTCGAAGGCTAGAGGGTGTTCCGTCGGACTCGGATAACGCCCTGCGAATCCAGTCTACGATACCGGAGAAGTTCACCGAAGAGATTGTTTAGCGTGATGAAACCACCTAGTTGCCTCGTCCCAAGAAGGAACAGTAGGTATAAGCTTCCCGATTTCATCGATAAAATGATTTAGAACGTACATACTAGCAAAGAAACAAAGAGCGTAGGCTACCGCACTTGCAATCCAACCCTCGACGGCTGGGAAGTTTCTGATGATGAGTCCTGCAATCACTGTCCCCACATAAAGAGCAAAAAAGAAAGCACCTATCTCTACCACTACTTCAGTACGATGCTCCCATAGATCTCCGCGCTGTGCCTGCTTGGTATCGTCTTCGACATACCAGTTTAACTGCCCTTCAACTTTCAAATAGTCTTGTTGGGCGTGCAAAAGATCCGTTTTTTCCTGCGCTGATAGAACTTCTATTTGATTGAGCAGGTTTATTTGCTGTTTGGAAAGTGGGCTTGCCAATAGACCGGCGGAAAGCACAAAAAAGAAAAATATACTTTTCATCGAGAGTGTTCGAGAATGATGACCTTCTGGTCAATCTGATCGTTGATTGAAGTGGCCCCTTGTATGTATGTGTCGGGGGATGAGGTATGCCGCTTGGAAAGTGGATCAGAGGAACACCCCACTAGGATAGAAAGAGCAATCGTAATCAGTCCAAGTAAGAAACTCGTCATAAGAAACGCGGCAACAGCTTCTTTTGCTAACGGTGTCATTTGCTAGGGGCGATCAAGTGATCTTCAATCCTTCGTGTTCGGGAATCAATTTGCTGTATTAGTGCTAGAGCCGTTGCAAGTGCCTCACGGCGTTGGGAGTTATCTAACTCGATAGCGGAAAGACGGGTTTCATGTTGTTTGTTGATCTCTTCAATCATGGTCACCCTGGTCGGTAATAGTGCGTAAGACCAAAAAATTGCCCCAAATGCGGCGACACCGGAGAGCCCTCCCAAAAGAGGAAGATGTCTCATTATGAAGTTTGGTTTCTCTGGGGTATCCATGAGGACTTATGATGCGTGATTCATAGTGTGTGGTTATTACACCTGCAAATTGTTTTCTAGGCAAGAAGGTTTTGACGGTTCTCAGATACAATCTCAGGCGTGAGAGGGTCTTCGTACCCAACTTCTTGATCGTATGTTCGGTAGTTCTCTTCCGGGCACTTGACCAAGACTTCAATGAACTTGATTCCTGCTTCTTGGCACTTAGTTCGCACCAGGTTTCGGCAAGCGCGAAAAGGGGAAATCATCGACACAATGGTCGTGATTCCCTGTGAAGCCGCCATGACTGCGATCTCGCCGACTCGGCGGATGTTTTCTTGCCGATCCTCTTGTGAGAAGCCGAGATCAATGGACAAAGTAGATCGAATTCCATCCCCGTCCAAAACCAATACGGAGTACCCTAGGGAGTAGAGTAGTTTACGATACTCTTCTGCCAGAGTAGATTTACCGGCACCTGAACGTCCGGTGAGCCATATCACCGGAGCAATCTTCACGAAGCAGATACTTGTTTGTATAACGCCACATCGTCAGCGTAGAAGCTCTGAAGCGTTGCGATCTGATCTGCCGTGAGGGTTGGCTTCTTGGAAGTATCCGTTACATTCACAGAAGGAAGAGGAGTTGGTAGCCCAAGGGCAACAGCCATAGGCGTGAGGTCTTTCGCAAAATCAAAATAAACAATGTTTGACGGAGCAGGAATGCCAATAAGGTTTACTTGGGGCATGAAGTGAGGGTTCAGCTTTGTTTTGTCCTGTTGAACCAGCCAAGAAATAAATTGATCTACTGGAAGCCAAGCAGGAACTCCTCCTGTAGTAAGCGAATATGAAGAAATAAAACGATCAACTGGATCACGAATAATTGCGTATGGTGTTCCCGTACACGAATTGTATGTATTTATTTTTTTTAAGTTTATTGCAGACTGAGATGGACTGTATTGCTGGTCAAAATATGTAGATGCAATTAAGCCAGTAAAAAGAGAACTTGCATTTCTATAAATAACGCAATAAGAAGTGTTATTGCTTAAATTACAATACCTAACAGGATCAATATTATTTTGCTCAATATTCCCGATATAAAAACCATCGGTTGACTTGTCGTAATAATCTCCTAATCGTGCATATCTACGTCTTTTTGAATTGTCGGGAAATGTTTGTATAAAATTCCCACCATCATAAAAAGATTCACAAAAAGATATTCCCACATCTTCTGATGGTGATTCATCGTCAGATATTGTTACAATATTTATTACTATATTGTTAGTATCAAGTTGTGCAAAAACTGGCATAATTATGCTGTATATGTTCCGTTTCCTGTAAAAGTTAAAATAGTATTTGATCCATTTGTGGTAACTGTAGGAGAACCTGTTATAGTACCTGTATATTTTGATGTAGGAATAGATAAAATAACAACTCCATTAGCACCGCTTGTTGCTTGAGTAAGTCCTCCCAGTCCAGAATTTCCTCCTCTTCCAATTAACCCTAATCCCGGTGTTCCAATAACCCCTGTATAACCACCACCACCACCAGCATAATAAACGCTAGATCCAGTAATATTTGAGGTTATGCCATTACCTCCATTTCCACCATTTCCAGCGTTTACTCCCGCTCCATATCCTCCATTTGGTGTGACTCGATCAGTTGTATAAGCACCCCCAGCGGCCACTGCTATATTTATATTTCTTGAATAATATAAAATAGAATTTCCACCAGCGGTTCCATCGGAATTATCTCCTGTATTGGTTGCGTTATAGTAATAGCCAGCACCACCTTGACCTATTGTGGCAGTATAAATAATTGATGGAATAGCTGAAAAATTACCACTTATTACGCTTCCTCCGTCTCCTCCATCTCCAAATTCAACAACGTTACTTCCTCCTCCACCTCCACCAACCAAAAGATAGTTGATGGTGTATCCAGATGGTGCGGTTACCACATTTAGGTTCAAAAACCCTGTGTCACCCCACAATTTTTTTTTAATGATAAAGCCCATCGTTTAGAGGGGTTTATGCGTACCAAATTGTATAAGTGGTAGATGCGGCAGATCCCAAGCAATACAAAGCATTGGTTGGGATGTATGGGAACTGATACCCAACTCCTGCTCCAATAGCGATTCCGTTAGTGGAAGTGGCTGGGGAAGTCGTGCTGACATACAGGGTATTGGATGCCGAAGTGTTCTGAATCGTAAGCATCTTGGATGCAGAAGAAGCCGCAAGAAGTGTGGCAGAAGTAGCTCCTACTGAGCTATTGCTCATTGTGATAGAACCAGATGCCGCTTGTGAAGTTACTGATCCAATCAAATTGCTTCCAGCGGGAATAGCGGCAGTATTTTGAACCGCAAAAGTTCCAGCATTTGTTACTGCTTGACTAGAAGGAAAATTGTTAACAGTTGCAGAAACAGAAGGGGTTCCGCTGATGGTAGCAGTAACATTTCCAGAAACAGGTTGTGTAGCTGGGAAATTAGAAACGGAAACACTTCCACCTGTTCCGCCACCGCCTATGTTGTTAACTTGAAGTACCCCGTTGGCGTCTGCCTGGAGTTCGACGGGTAGATTGGTTACGTTATTGCGGGCGCAGATGGTTTCGAGATTCATGCGGTTATATGGTTATTACACCTTTACCATTTGTTCAAGGAAATAGTTCTCTTAGGCGAAAAGCGTTTTCTCATAATGGATTTCCAAGATTCATTGGCTCCTGATCCAATTCCTCCATCTTGAACGGTGCGGAGGCCGAAGCGTTCTCTTACGGTGTCGAGCATCACAAAAGCGGCATCCGCTATATCCGGGCTTTTCCCTGTTCGTGATTTCATCTCTCGCTTGCTTTCTACAAGAACCTTCATGCTTCCAGACTTCTTGGTCTCGTAGTTACGAGCTGTCATCTCCTGAGCAAGATCAGGCGAGATTCCTCGCAACTGACCATTCTGAAGAAGTTCCTTAGCTCCGAACCAAAGCTCCGTCACCTTATTGGCGTATTTCTCATTTGCCTTCGTGGAGTCGTAAACGGAGACAGCTCTATCGGTAGCCGAGCCACCAAAGTGAACTCGAAGAAACTCGTTCGACCCTAGGACGGTGGCAAGCGCATCGCAGAAAGGAACGCCTCCTCCTGTAACGTCTACTCCGACATTGTAGATATCCACTCCCTCTTCGCGAAGAATGCCGGCAATTTTCCTAGATACCTGGAATGTCCTAGGCTCCGAGTTGGTTGCGTCATCTTCGATATAGAAGAACTCATCGAAAGAAACTTGTTCGGCTCCGTCTCGATTTGTTCCGTAACTTCCCAAAAACAAAACGCATCGATCTCCGCCGGAAACAAACGAGGGATCAATCCCGGCTATCCTGGTTGGCGGTCGAAGCCAGAGGGGAGCTTTGTCACCACCGAAACGAATGATTTCCGATTCCGAATAGATGGTTGTGCTGGTTCCCTGCGGTGCCCAGAACCCTCGGTAATCTCGCCAGAAAAGCGGAGAGTCTTCGCCAAGGCGATCACGAGCCTCTTCGATCTTCTCCCATTTTTGGATAGGCCACTTGTTCTCCCTTTCAAGGTAGTTGGGATTACGCATGGCATCAAAGTGAAGACAAACGCCACCCAGCTTAGTAAGCCAGCGATCGTCATTGACCGTAATCGAAGTCCAACCGTCTTTCGGCTCAACGAACTTGCCGAACGGGTCGTAGTGGGAAGTTGGGTTCGACGCCGCGCAGATGTGAAGAATCGCGTTGTTGGAAAGGTTGGAGATAGCGGTATCGATCAAGGCGTGTGACAACTCGCTCAACTCGTCGGCGGCTAAAAACACACGGTCTGCTTTCATACCACGCATCTTGCCTGTGACCTCACTGGTCTTCTTGGCTTCAGCCGGGATTAGGTAGATTCCTGCTTGTTCTAGCCGGACTCCATCTTTGATGACGTAGATTGCCGGCGTAGGAGTATCAGTGAGTTTCGCAGGAGCCACCGGCTGAATAGCAGGCCAGTAGCGTTGCACCGCACCCCAAACACGTTTTTTGGAATCGCGGATGGATGTCGAGGTCAACAAGCCAAGCGTTTTGTAGGGGGCGGAAAGCCAGTTTAGAAGAATCCAGATCGCCATGAAATCGGACTTGCCACTAGAACCACAGCCGGCAAAACCAACGAAAGGCGAATGACAGCACTCATAGAGCATATCGTCAGCCCAAGGATGCCAGACAAAGGGTGATGTCTTCTTGGTGAAAAACATCTGAGCCGCACGACGAAAGTTGTCCTCCGCCGGAGTGCCGTCTAGCGATCCTCGGCTGTAGCAAAATAGTTCGATAGCCCAGTCGGATGTACCTGGTGGAAATAGATACCCGTATCGTGCTATGGTTCCTTTAGGCAGTCCTGCGTAGTTACCGTCATCAACTCGAATCGACATCTCGGCTAGAAGATGGCAAGACTTGGTTAGGGCGCAAGGTGAATCTTCATAAGTTATTAAGATTCTAGATATTTATACATATTCGGTTACTGCTTCGACTCCTAACAGGCGTGTTGTGTTTAGAGGGACAAAAGTTGGCTAGTTTGAAGATTCTACAGAGAAGATACTTCTTTTTTTGTTGCGGTGTCTTAATTTTCTGTTAAGGGTATTACACCTTTTAGCCAATTCTAGCCGACTTTTTTGGCTAGGATTGGCTAGAAAATAGGTAAAACAAACACATGAAAACAAAGCTCACAAAAACAGAAAATGGTGTAATTATCGCAACTTGTGGACACGCTATTGTTCGCATTACGCCAACAAAAATGGGGCAGTGGAACTCGTACCGGCTCGTATGGAAGGTCGGAAGGAAGTCAATGCGCCGAGCAATCTCGAACGAGGAAAAAGCTATCGCTGAGGCTTCTCGAATCGCCGAAGCACTTTTTGCAGGCGAAGGCGAGAAGGCACGAGTAAACGGAGCCGATATTTCCTATTTCTTGGAGTGCAAAAAGAAACTCCAGGGCGTCGAGCTTCACACAGCAATCGATTTCTACATCAAGTACCACGGCTTGAACACAGGCGAGGAGAAGACTTTCAAAGTCGTATCCGAAGAGTTCCTCGAAGACCGCAAAAAGAAAAAACGCTTGGCGGGTAAACCGGACAAGGGAGATCGATACCTGGACACCCTGAGATCCCACATCAACACTTGGCAATCGGTATTCTCGGAAAAGAACATTAAGACGCTCACAGCACCTGTGATTGCGAACCAACTCATCGATGTCTGGATGGACAAGTACAGCCTGGTATCCAAATGGAAATTGCTAGGGACGCTGGGATCCATAATGCGCTTTGCCCAGACCAAGAACTACATCAGCCGAGAGCACATATCGACCAGTGGCGTTGAACTACCTCGCCCTCCCCTCAAGACGCCGGAGATCTTCACGCCGGAAGAGCTGATGAAGATCTTGATTTGCGTAAAGCCGGATGCCATCCCCTATTTCACGATTATGGCTTTTGGCGGTGGTCGACGTAGTGAGTTGGAGAAATCCCCAATGGAAAACCTCAATCTGGAGGATGGAAAACTTTTCATTGCTCCTGAGATTGCCAAAAAGAACTCAGGCAGGGCATTGAAGATTCAAGAGAATCTAGACCTATGGCTTACCGAGTTTGCCAAGTATGATGGAAAGCTAGTCAGGTCTGAGAGGCTGACCAACCCCTGTGCCTACAAGGAAAAGTTCGACAAAGTAGGGATCACTTGGAAGCACAACGGACTTCGCCATAGCTTCTGCACCTATTTCACCGAGTTGACCGATAACCCAGTTCTAGCGAGTCGTTTGGCTGGAAATAGCCAGAAGATGCTGGATAAACACTATGTCTCCTCCAACGTCAGCAATGCGGCGGCTCAGGCGTGGTTCTCCATAACCCCGGAATCTGTACGACAATATGCGAAGAAGAATAACCTTGACGGGTTATTAACTTGGTAGTAGGGTGTGAATGTCGGAACCTACGATACCTAAAACAAAAACTCATAAAAACAGGAAAACAAAATGCCAAACCAACTCAAAGCCGGAAGCCATCGTGTTTCCTATGTCGAAGAAGTCAGTACCAGTAAAGCCCTAGGGATCCTAGCCGCCGCGAAGGGGTGCACGATCTCTGCGCTTATCAGGGAAGCCAACCTGGACTATCTCAAGAAAGAAGACCCTACGGGTGAGATTCTGAAGATCGCCAAGACGGTTGGTAAGACCCTTTCAGACTCCGCCAATGAGCGAGTAGGAGAGAGTTTCGACAAGGAAACCACTGCGGCTCTTGCCAAAATCCTCAAGAAGTTCAAAAAGTAAAAAGATAGTGACTACAAAAAATCAAAGCCTCAAACCTGTAATAACCGCACATGGAACTCATAATCCCTTTAGACAACACAACCGCCGAAAGGCTTTCTGAACTGGCAACCTTCTGTGGGATGCCGAAAGAACAACTTGCGGTCACATTCATCAAAGACTCCGCCGAGTCTTACAGCATAGATAAACATGAACTCAGAGAATCCCTCGTCGAATCGAAACCCTAAACTCATTCGATCTTTTCCAAGTGATCCT